GCGTCCCGATTATCAAGTATGCCCACCCGGAAGGGAAAGTCAATGGAACTATGGAGCTGGCCGGAAGGGTCCGGGCCATCAAACCAGACCCGAACACCAGGGCCGTGTTCGCTGAATTCGTCCTATTCAATTCACATTTCAGTAATGACGAAATGAAATTGATAGATTCCGGCGAGTTCATAGGCGGCTCGATAGGCTACGATTGTGGATACAAGCCGCTGGATGATTCTCAGATCTGGCAGCCGACTGGCGAGGAATACATTTTCGAATATATGCCTCCGTTCTATGGTGATCATTTCGCTATTTTCGTAAATCCCGCGTGCGCTGCATGCGGACTGAATGCTGATTCTAAACATGATGGCTGCAAGTGCAGCCGAAAAAAAGAGGAACTGAAGATGACAGAAAAACCGCCTGCACAGGCAGGCACCGAGGGAGCTCCTGCTCAGGCGGGGTCTCTTGGCGATGAAGGAAAGGGCAAGCCCGCACCTGTCGCCGTCGTACAGCAGAAGACCCAGGGCGACCAGATGGATCCGGAAGCTCTGAAGATCAAGGCTCAAACCGTCCTGGCCATCCAGGATGAGTATGTAAGGGCAAAAGAGGCGATGGCCTTGCTTCTGGAGTTCGTGACCGGGGAAGCACCATCCACACCGGCCCCTGGCATGGGTGATTCACTTATGGACAAGCTCACAGCTCTGGAAAAGAAGATCGATACTCTGGCCGCCGACAACAAGCGCCTCACTGAGGCCGAGAATGCTCGCATTCAGGCAGATGCTGCTGCCAGAGATGCTGCCGATAGTGCCGCCCTGAAGGCCAACTTCGATCAGGCCTATCAGATAGACTGGGACGCCAAGCACTGGCCAAGTGTCAAGGCCACTGGAATCAATGCGTTCCTGGCCGATTCTGAGAACGCCAAGCACTGGGTAGGACCCCAGGCAGCTCAGAAGATCGAGCCTACCGGCCAGAGGTTCGTATCCCATCCCGGAGCCGATGAAGAGGGTTCTGAGTACGATGTCGGCATTGACGCCGCTCTGAAGGGGGTGAGGTAGATGTCTGAAGTTCGAGGTGACGGAATCTCCGAGCTGCCATGCAAGGCAGAGGCGATTGTGGAAGGCTACCTCTACAAAGTGGACAGCTCAGCCAGCTACCGGATGACAAAGGCAACAGCCGTAAATAATGTAATCTCTGGCGTGGCCGTGGAATCTAGCCTCGATGCGATCGGTGACGCCAAGACTCTGACGGCAGGCGAGACCGCACTATTCTACAATCCTGGATGCGGCAAAGTCGTCAAGGTGGCGGCAATCACGGGATTGACACTTCACAGGGACGCTCCGCTTTATGCAGCTCCAACCGCTAGCGGTAGCTACATGGTGTCCACCAGCTCGTCCGACTCGGCTCAGAAGATCGGCCACTACAAAGGCTCAGAGGGATTGGTCACTACTGCCGATGGTGATCTGATCGATGTCCTTCTGGACGTTCCAATTGGAGGTAGCTAAACATGCCAACAGGCGCTATTACACCGGAGGCTCTTGGAAGGCTCACCAAGCGGTGGGCAGGCAAGAGCGCCAAAGTTCTCGATGACAAACTCAACCAGGCCCCCGAGGGCTTTTTGTCATGTTTCCCCGTCGACGCTAATCTGGAATCCCAGTATTTTGAAACATGGAAGCCAAAAGGCAACCCAGGAACCATGAACGGCGTCTTGGATGGTCCCGGAGTCACGACAGATCACAAGTATGCCCGATCCTACAAGGATATGCACAATGCCTGGGACAAGTATGCCTATGAGATCCTGGACAGCGCGGCCACCGAAGTTGCCGTTAATAGGCTCGGCAAAGACGGCACGCAATTTTGCCTCAACTACTTCAGGCAGACACGAGCCTGGAAGATCATCACCGAGATGAAGGTCAAGAGGGCCACGGCCAACACCCACGCAGCCGTTAAGGGTGTCTGGGGCGTGACCGGCCAGGGAGCTGGGCAGGCCGATATTGTCAAGGCCATTCTGGGCATAGTCAAAACCACAGGATTAGACCCCAACTCCGTCGAGTTCGGCATAGCATATCCTAGCAAGGTAATGGATGAGTTTGTCTCGCTCAACCTCATCAATATGGTTGTGCAGAGGCTGGATACCTACATGAAGGCTGCCTGGAAGCTGGACCATTATCCAATCACGCCGTTCCAAGATGATGAAGGCAGTGAAGTGATTGATATCCTGGCGAAAACCAGCTCCGATGCTTTGGGCACCTCTGCCATCGTCTTCGTGAAAGGCGACAGCACTATCCAGGTCGGAGAGTATAGGCCCACGGACATCTTGCTGAATGAGACGACCCGAAAAGAAGGGTTCGCATGGCGGAACCTCTTCAAGCAGTGCGTAGGAGCATTGGCCGTGTCAATGGACGGAACCGAGAACGGCAAGAACAAGCTGATCTACGAGATCACCGGGGTCTGCACTTAGACCCCTGGAGATTTTTATGCCTCAATATCCTGATCCAATGGAAATGCTCCGGGGCGTGCAGATCCTACCAGCGGGTGATGCGCCTTGGATTCCTGATAGTGCTAAGATGTACTTTGGGGATGACAAGGACACATATCTCTGGTTCAACCCTGATACTGGATACCTGGAGCTGCACGGTGTAGCGTCTGCTGTCGCAGGCTTGCTTGTGACCGCTGGAAATGACATCACATGCGAAGCTGGAGACACAAAAGTAGATCTGAGCGCGGGAACCGGCGTGTTCAAGACACCTTCCGGGGCTCATACCCTGAATGGTGATGTCACCTTGGCAGCAGGCAAGAAGCTCACCAAGGGCGTCACCCTGGAGAGATTGCTAACCAAGACCGCCGATTATACCATCACTGACACAGATCCGGATCTGATTATCATCGGCGCTCTATCGGCCTCCGCTACTGTCACCTTGCCAACTGCCGCCGATAATGCAGGCCGGAGAATCAAGGTGATCATCGCCGGGGATCCTGGGGCCTATGATGTAGTTGTAGACGGCGAAGGGGCTGAAACCATCAACGGAGCCACCACCAAGACCAACAGCGATCAATATTCTATGCTGGAGGTCACTTGTGACGGAACCGAGTGGATCATCACTAACTCAATCGGGACGTGGACCTGATGGCCAAGAAGACAGCACCTAAGCCGAAAGGCGACTGCAACGGCGGTAAAGGCGGCCAGAAAAAGAAGCGGTGAGCCATTGCTCACCCTCTTTAGGTGATTTTCCATGAAGAAAAAAGAGTTTCCTGCCCCACCCAAAATGTACGTCTTCATACCTCCCCTTTCGTTGGGCTATCAGAAGCGAGCATGTGATGACTGGAATAAACGCATAGTCAAGCAACAAGGCTCGATCCTGCTCCCGGATGGCAGAGAGGCCCGGCCAGGAGCCACGTATGCGGTCGATCCTGGCCCCGAAGTAGTGGGCATGGTCGCTGATGGTGTCCTGCTGGCTGGTTCTAAGGTGATCTGATGGCAGACAATGAAACCGCGATGCGAAACGACTTGGACGACCTGGCCGCGACAGTGGCTGGAACATCCACCAAGCGGATAGTCGTCATTCTATGTGGAACGCAATCAGACGGCACAATAACACCAGTGCTGGTAGATGCTGCCGGGAAACTGATAACGGTGAGCTAGGCATGCCGAGAGTAACCTGGAACGGCGATGCTGTGGCCGCCAAGATCAACGAGGCTCTTTTGGACGGAGCCGAGGAATGGGCGCGGGCGGATGTCAAGACAGATGCAATGGAAAACTGCCCGGTGGACCAAGGCACCCTCAAGGGCACCCACGGCGTGGAGCGGGATGATCGCTCTGTAGCGTTGGGCGTGGGCGGGCCCGCCGCCCCCTACGCACTCCGGCAACATGAAGACGCAACACTCCACCACACCGTAGGCACAGATCACTGGATGGAGAAGGCACTCAAAAACAAGATGGGCGAACTCAATCCGAAGCTTGAGAAGCATGTGAAATCAGTACTATAGAAATTATATTTTACAGTTATCAGTGGTTGGCATTTTGTGAGGCTCGATGAGCGCAGATCTGGAGTTCTTGGAAGAAATTTTCCAAAGCCTATCGTCTTCTGATATCGACTGGGCAATTGCCAGGCTGCAGCGCATCAAGGCCTCTATGCATCCCGAAATAATAACCCGAAAAACAATAATCAGAAAAATAGGTGACTGAAAATGGTAGATCTGAAATGCGCTAGCTGCGGAGGCGTCACAACCCTCCCTGCCATGCCCAAAAAATTTCTCTGCAAGAGCTGTGGCGCACCCAATACACCCGTCTCGGAGAACTACGGCACATCTGATCAGGCATGTGGATGCATCTTGCCGACAGGCTTTGAGTTCAAACTTCCTGCAGGTGTGATCGGCGAAGGCAAGAATCTGATGTACATCACGCCCGACAACAGCGAGACCCTGACACGAATAGAATGGATCGAGTGCTACGGCTATGATCCGAAGGCCAAGCTGGAAGAGATGAGGCGCAGGGGCGAGGAAGGCGTGCCGGGCTTCACTAATCTGAGCACCTTGGGGCGGAAGAAATGATCTCTGTGAAAATGGAATTACTCTTCTGCCTCACCCTGGTGGCACTGGTGGGCCTTTCTTTTGCTCTCCCAAGTGATCTCATCAAGACAGCTTCTTTGCCCGGCCCAATATCCCTCAGTGGCACTGTGGCCGAATCTGTGAAGGCCATCGATGCAACTAACCCGGAGCTGGTCAGGGGCGCGAGATGGGATATGCCTGGCATAGGATACTACGATTCTGAGAACGTGGTAATCGACCAAGACGCAGAGCAACCTGTCGGAATTCCCTCTAAGCTTCTCAACTTCAGCGAATCGGAGCCAGTGGCATTGAATAAAACGAGCGTGGGCGGGCTCGGAAATCTAGAAAATATGACAATTATCAATGAAACCATGGTGTGGTACTGATGAAGAAAATCAAGTTCGTAAAGGACTACAGCGTGCTCCTGGCATCCCAGGAGACCAAGATCTATCATAAGGATCAGATCGTGAACTGCCGGAACGAAGAGAAGGCCCAACAGATGATCGACAGGGGCTTCGCTGTGGAGGTGGAGTAGATGGCAGAATTCGCTATTGACGCTACTGCCATATCATCCCTCATAGCTCTGATTGTCTCCATTGGCGGCGCCGGTGTCCTGGCCATGCGGGGAAAAGCCGTTACTGCTGTTACCCGGATCGTCAAGATCCTCAACGGTGTCTCAGAGCTTTTGGTGGCAATCACATCTGCCCAGGCCGACGATAAAGTCACAGACGAGGAGCTGGCAACCATCAAGCAGAAGGCCACGCTTCTGCAGGCTGAAATCCGGGGCCTGAAGGTCGATCTGGGGCTTTAGGGAGCTGGCTATGCCAGACCTCCCTGCAGATGCTCCCAAAACAGACAGGGAGCTACTTCTCCAGATACATTACGACATCGGGCGGATGAAAAACGACATTGGAAGCAAATGCAAAACGATCGATCGTCATGAAGAGGATATTAGTCGGCTGAAGATGCATGATTATGCAGAAATGGTCCTCATCGGAGCGGGCGTAGTCCTCATGGGCTGGGCGATAGCTGCGGGATTTGTGCACGCATGACCCTCATTTCCGATATTGTCACTGCATTGGTTGCCTTGGGCTATACGTCGGGCACTGATCTTTTTGCCCTGCGTTTTCCCGCCACGCCTCCGAAGTGTATCTGCATCATCCTCCTGGACGGGAAGGTGCCGAGCGAGGAGATGGGCGGCGCAGGTATCGACTATCCGGCTTTCCAGATCCAGGTGCGGGACATCTCTCAGCACGTGACCGGAACTGGGCAACGCCGGGCAGCGACGGCTTCGCCGCCTTTGATCTTCCCTTTGCCAGGATCGGGA